GCTTGAGCTTCTATATCGTAAGACTTATTAGTCATACCATTTGCGACAATATCAACAAACTTAGATATAACTGGTACAGGTGTCCAATCTAAATTAAGATAAGACAAATCACCGTTAATAGATAATTCATTCTTATATTTCTGTATACTCTGCTCTCCACGAGCATATAACCTTAGCTGATGAAAGTTGCTGTAACTTTGAGCATACCTGTTACCAGACCTACCTTCTTGGAACCATTCGCTTTCAATAGCTCTAGCTACTTGAGTACCGTACTCCCATGACGCCTTCTCCTCATCACTAACGACTTGGCTAGGGAACGAACTATTATTGTTAGTCTGTACTTTCATTTATTATATCATTTTTGATGATGTCCCAGTATTATTGTACTTCTTTATACCGAGGTTTATACTCTTATATTCTTTGATTGCAACTGGTGTATACCTGTTCTTGTTACAAGCCATTAAAGCTAAACCAGAACTAATGGATGCATCGTGTTTTGTTCTATTGTTAATATTAAATCTTGCCCAGTCTTCTAATGTTCTCTGGAAATACATATCGCCATAACCTTGTTCAGTCATTCCGACATGCGAATTAATATATGTTTCTATTGCGGCAGCGTGTGCTTGCTTGATATCTTCACTTGAATTGGGTATTCCACCAATATCTTTTTCTGTTACAGACAGTTTATTCCAAACTTTATCAGGTCTATTCATAGAGTAACCCCTATAACCTCTTCGCTTAAAATGGTATAACAATCTAGGTTTGTTATTCTCACATAATATAGGCATACCGTAAAATACACAAGCCATTAATACGTCTTCAAAGAATATCTCAGCTGTCTGAGGTCTAGATATATATTCTAAAAAGAAATGGTTTGGTGGTACATCTTCCATACTAAACTTAGTTAATCCGTGTAAAGCTCCATTAGAGCCTCTACCGTCAACTGTTCCAGAGATATCGTAACTATCACAGCCAAAAGCACCAGTGTGCTCCATACCAGGAAACTTAATTCCGTTCTTTACTAGTACTCTATTCTGAAGATCAAAAGGTGGTACCCAGGAAATCCTGAATCTACCATCTTTATTAGGTATAAATAAAACACGTGAATCTAAAACTCCATTCTCCCACTGAAAACTACCAGTAGTAACAACAGAAGTATTTCTTAAGTCACCGTTATAATCTATTTGTTCGTATATTTTTGTTAAATTAAATAAAGACTCTTTAGCTTCATCTCTGAAAGCGTGTTCCTCTGTTCTCGGGAACTGTCTATAAAATTCATTTAAACCATCTTGGTCATTCTTTAATCCTTCAACTTCATTCTGCCAAAATTCAATAACCCCTATTTTAATACGATCGCCAAAGCTATCTACTACTTTTTCTTCGGGTGTATCGAATACAGGAAATCCATAAGAATCAATGTATCCTTCGTAGTTCCATTCCATAGGTATGAACAAAGAATATAATCCTGAGCTAGTCTGACCGTTGCGGTTCCTTCTTTCAACATTTGACTCATAGTATAATTTCTTGTAGTTACTACCTCCCTTATCTAGAGCGTTTGATGTTGAACCCATCATGCACTTACCTATAATTCTTGAACCTAATCTTAGACATGTTTTTGTAACACGCCAGTTGTTTAATATATTATTAGGTCTTTCCCACTTTCCACTTTCATCGTGTACTAATAGCTTTAATTTTTCACCATCATAACTGTTATCACCTGTGTTTTTCCAATCGACAGTGGTATCTAAACCAGCTAGTTCTTCAGGGTGATCATCTGCTTGAATGCTTCTTCTTGTTAATTTCGACGCCGGGACCCTGTACGCAAGCTCCGTTTTTGGCCTGTCCATACCGTCCTGGATGGGTTTGAAAAAGAAGGGGTAGTTAACCGATATTGGTACAACCTTGTCTGTGAACATCTTCTTAGCATCTGGACCCGATTTGGATAATATACCGAATCTTGCATCTGTTGATATTGTCGCCATGTTAACGGTCTCCCCTGATGCCATGAATGAAAACCCTGAACGCCTGTTCTTAAGGTAACACATTCCGTAACACCTCGTGTCTGCTTTACAAGCTTCCCAGAATAGGAAGAATAAACGGTTTGCCTCTCGAAAGTCTGGTTGCCCAACGTCAATCTTACTCCACTGCAAGTACATATACTGAGTGCCAGTAATATAAGTAGGCTTGTCCTTATTATAGAACCAATAACCTTTTTCACGTCTTTGGAATTCATCGTCAATATACCCATACCAATCTTCTTTAAATGAGTTCGGATACTTTTCCCAATCAAAAATAGTTTTAATATTCTTTAATTCTTTAGGATATTCCGCAGGAACCCATTGTTTACTTTTATGTTTTACAACGTTCTTCTCAGCAGGTAATGCTATCTTAAGATCCTGAATTTGATAAACTTCACCAATTTCACCAGTCTTACTGATAACAACCATATCGTATTCCTCATTGTATCCATACTCCCATTTCTTAAACTTGTTCTTCTTGTCTAAGACCTTAGGTCTAATATGGTCAACTAATACGCTGTATAGTGTTTGTTGATACATTATTTAGATTTAGATCTACCTTCAGCAAAACCACCAAAAGCTTTCTTCTCTTTTTTATCCAGAGGCTTATCATTTAATAAGTTCTCTTCGTCTTCGATTCTTTTAAGAATTTCAAATGCATCGAAAATTGCAAGTTTCTTAGTTGCTGCAGCATTTTTTAATTTGTCTGCACTAAGATCTTCACCGTTATCATTGCCAACAATCGGTTCTTTAGCTACTTTAATTAGCTCTAAGACTGCCGCTTGCCCAGCTAGGATTATATTTTCTTTCGTTTCCTTGATGTTCATATTCGATTACAATATCATTTGATTTCATACAGTACAATCTTTCGTTATCAATGACAAATTCAAATTCTCCAAATGGTGTATAACCAACTAGATCCCCTGGATTGATTCCGATAGCTTTTAATGAGCTATTACCGTATTTTAATATTCCTATAAGCTTTCTCTCTTTATCGACTGTAAGATTGTTATTATCTACAATCGGATTTATAAAGCACCTGTCTCCAAATGCGTTCCACTTATCATTCTGTTTATATAAATAAACTTGATCTGGTGAAACGAAATACATACCATCTATAAATTTAGATCTGCTGTCTTTTTTTCTACCTTTCATATCGTAGAAAACTCTAAATACATTGTGGTGTATAATTACTATATCACCTACTTTTATATCTGAATTAAATGCAATTGGTAATTCCACTACAACAGCTTGATTACTAACTGATTTAAAATCCTCTATCTTTGTATTAGTTATTAGACTCTTATCCTTACCTATTTTAACCTCGTTATCGTATCTACCGTTTATAGGTTTGACAATAAAATCAAATAGACTTTTCATTAATAAGTTAAATCATATTCAACAGAGATCGCCATGTTAGAGTTAAAATTCTTCCATGGCATTACCTCGTTGTCTTTTTTGATGTATATACTGTAAGAGCTATCCCCTTCGTTACGTAAGATATGAGAAATCTCATTTCCACCGTAAACTGTTTGCCCTACTGCATAATGCATTGCATCTGTTTTGTAATCAGAACCTATACTTATCTTTCTAATTACATTACTCATTACTTAGTCTCTTCTGTCTCTACAGCAGTGTAACTTCCGTCTGTAAGATCGATATTCACAGCTCCATACTCTTTTTCAAGTTCAGCTTTAGTCTCGTTCATTTCTTTACTTGCTTCAGCATATAAGCCTAATACTTCCATTTTTTTAGATTCTAAGAATCCAACGTCTACTAGTATTGCACTAACTTTTTGCTGGTGATCTTGGATCGCTTTTAACTGTTCTGCTGTAATAGCTTTTACTTCTTTACTTTCCACTTCTACTGTTTTCATTACTTTTTCCATCTTTACTATAATTTAATTAAATTTAATTATTTTTATTATTACCTATATGTTTTGCTTTTTCCCAAGTTCTACCTACAAAATACGCTCCATAGACGGTCATTAGTAGTACCTGAAATATTGGTACGTATTCTTCTGCTACTTTAAATTCTCCAATGTTCCCATCAAAGAATGCTAAT